CTTGATTAGCGGCAGCATAGGCTGGGTTATCGCAAGGGTCTTCACCTCCGCCACACTCGGCTTGATTAGCGGCAGCATAGGCTGGGTTATCGCAAGGGTTATAGTTTGGGTCACACTCAGCTGGATTTTCCGCTGCATAGGTTAGATCAGAGCAAGGGTCTGTTTTTGCAATAAGATCGTCGTCTATAATTTCACGATCAGACACACCACCACATTCTACGGGGTTAAGCGTTGCGTATTTTAGATCGTCGCAAGGGTCTTTTTGAAACGGCCCCATTAAGGTTGAATCGCCTGTTCCAGTCCCATCTCCGCCTATAAGAGTAGTGACATCTTCGGGGCATGCCTCGTTTGCGCCTACTACACTTCCATCATCGCAAGTTCTAGTTGTAAGTGTCCCACCAGTTAGGGTTATATTGGTAGCGTCATCATCGTCTTTGCCGGTTACACTTGATCCTACAACAGTCTTGGCAGCATTTATGGCTTCTTTAGTGCCTTCTATACCCGCCTTTACAACATCAGCGGGAATGCCTGTGTTGGCCGATATAATTGCACCTATTACTTTTTCAATGTCTTGCTGGTCTACACCACCTTCAGCGGCACGAATAACAGCATCAAGCACTGCGTTGCCCGTAGTCATAATACCTACGTTGGTTCCACCCCCAACCGTACCTACGGTACCACCAAAAATAGGAGAGGTAGCACCGGGAAGCGCGCCGCCTGTTTCCCCTATCTCAAAGACGCCGGTAACGTTCCCGCTAATAATGTCAGCAAGTATAGCTTCAGGAGTTAGTATTTCTGGAAGCTTGCCTATCGTGGCATCGTAGCCTTTATCTATAATATCCTTAGCAGTTTTAAGAAGTTCCTCAACGTAGTCTTTTGTTCCACTTGCTGCTGCTTTAACTGCTTCAACCCCAGAGGCTCCACCTTCAATAGCCTCCATAGCCGACTTAAGTGCAGCTTCTTGAGCAGCAGAATCGGTAACACCTGCTTGGGCAATTTTACCTTTGAGTACGCCTTCCGCCGCTAGTCGAGCACTTTCGTTAACAAATCCTGTTTCGTTTTCACCTTGGGACTTAAGGATGCTATCTAGTATGTCCTCAGTTCTGGCGTTCATTTGTTCTACGGAAAGACCAAGGAGCTGGGCTTCTAGCTGCTCAGGGGTCATCTGCTCTTCAAGAAGAGAGTTTATGTAGTCTTGTGCTTGAGCGTCTGCAATGGCTTCAGCAGCATAATCAGGAAAAACTGACAGCGATGTCTCAATGTCGGATAGTCCACCTACACGATTAAAGGTTCCAGTATCTCGGTCTAAATATATGCTGTCCGGCTTTAAGCCTGTTGTAGTACCCATACTAAACCTACGGAGGTGTTGGGCGCGTTTCAGGTAGCGCCGAAATAAAGTTAATAGTTACTACAGCAGAAGCAACGCCCGGATGGGGGCTAGCTGGGGTTTCAGCATTAAGAGAGGCATCTATATCATCAGACGACCATTTCATCTCTACGTACTCACCCGCTGCCAAATCCAAGTTAAAGTTCCAAGTCGCTTCGTTAACATCGCTAGAACCTTGTAGTATTACGTCTTTTGCTGTGTAACCTAAGTCTGTACCGTTTCTCGAAATCCAAAGGTATACCGTCTTAGAGCTAGCCGAGTTACTAACAATCTGCGTAGTAAACTGAAAGTTGTAAACCCCACCGTACGTGGCAGTTATCTGGCTATTCCCAACACCGTTAATCGAAAACCCGCTTTCCAAATATGTCTGGTTAAACGTAACGACCTGCCCTGTATTTACCACTGCTATGGGCTGATCTGCTGTGGAGAAGTATAACGCATTGGGCACGTCAATAAACCGGCCCCCTAGCTCTCCAAATACGTTATTAACCGCGTTCGACAGCAAGTTAAAAAACAGACGCAGGATGTTATTCAGGTCATCCAGATAATGCTTAAGCGGCCCGGGTCTAGGTATGGGGAGCGCAGGCGTTTGGACCTTTTGTACCAGTCTCTCGGCCACTAGCCTCTCCTGCCGTCAGGCCGCATATCCAACCGTGGTATACCTAGCTTCCAAGCCACACCCAGCTCAGTGGACTCAATCTTAAACGCCATCTGCCTACCACGTACCCGCACAAAGACCTGCCCTGTAAACTGCTCAATAGGCACTGTGGCCGAGCGAGTTACCGTAGCGCTGCTATTACCGCCTTCTGATAGCGGGTTGTTGTACCCAGAACCAGAGTTCTCCATAGGAGATAAAGTCATAGTAGCCGCAGGATTGTCAGCCGTAGAACCCTCAAACGTTACGTCCGGTAACATTCTCTTAACAAACATAAACTTATCGCCATCATCCAAATCAAATTCAGAGGACACTAGCGTAGCTGTAATCGGGAACGGCGTAGCAGTTTCTTGGCAGTCGTAGCCGACTTCGTGAGTAACCAAGTTGTTGCTGTACGTAGCCGCCATGGGGTTATCCCGTAAGTCAGCGTCGATCCAAGCACTGCGCGATAGAGTGCCGTAGTACCAAATGTTTTGCATATAGTTATAGACCACGTAACGGTCATTCTGAGTAGACTCGGCAGAGCAGTAGAACCACCAAATCTCATCGAACCGCTCGTTAGTACCTGCAACAACTTGAGCATACTGGGATGTATTAAAGTCGTTAAACACATAACTTCGCACCGCACAAGGCAGTGTCTGAACTGTACCATCGTAGAGGTAGAACTTATCCGTACCCATCCAAAACGCAATATTGCCGGAATATACTGCTGCGTTAGTACTGGCTATTGTGATGTTGTCACCGAGTAACTGCGCACCCCAAACCTCTGGAGCACCTAAGTACTGCATACCGTACAGAGCCGTATCAGTCCAAACTAGAACTTCCTGACGGGCTTGTAATGCGGTGATGATCTCACTACCACGAGATAAACGCAGACTACCTGCTTGGTTAGTAGCGGCAGGCGTCCAGTTAGCTACATCTTCTTGGTCAGACCAACGGATAAGCATGGGGTCAAGTACGCTAGTACCCAGATCGTTCGCACCAAAGCAGAATGCAAAACGGAAGATGTCTGACACAAATGCCTTGTTAACTATGACAGGAACGTCTGACGCACCGCCAAGAGAAGATACGTACACTGCGCGAGTAGTTACCCCGTTGCTAGCATCCCAGTAGAAAGGCGCTCCGCCACGGTAAGTAAAGAACAGGTCCTCACCGAAGTTAGCTTGGCTCCATAGGCGAATAGGCGCATCAGTAGCACCGCCAAAACCCCATGTGCCAGAACCCCAAGTACCCGCAGACCAGCCAGTAAATGGCACAGCAATCTCGTTACCTGTGTTGATTTGGTAGGCCGCAGTAACAGTGCCACCGCCCGTAGCGGTAGAGGAAGCCGTAGTTTCAGCGGTAATAGTGTAAGCATCTTCGTCGATCAAGCTTATCTGGTATTCGTTATTTAGAGTCAGACCACCAACCGCAGTAGCCCCGCTAAACGTCACAAAGTCGCCTTCAAGTGCACCATGGGCAAGGTCATCCACACGGACAACCGCAGAGCCTAAGAAAGTAGTAAAGGGATCAGTAAGAGTTACTGTGGAACGGATAGGGGTAACGTCGTAATAAGCCCCACCACGCTCGATGTAGTACTTGAGGTTAGTACCTACAGAAACAAGATTTTGCCCACCCAGAGTAATCCAGTTGAGCATAGAGCGGCAGATGCCCAAAAAGAACTCATTAGACAGGCGCACCCATCCACCGATCTTCTGGGGCATACCCCGTCTGAAACGCACTTTGTTGGTTTCGTACCAACTGCCTTCGGCTGCGTAGCGGGTATTCTCGCGGTCAACTCCGGGCTTGAACTGTAGTTTCTGAAGCGGCATTTACAAACCTCATAATAGGTATTCACCAGTCTCGATCATGCTTGCGAGTTCATGGCTACGGCCTTTCACGTCCCGACTCCACTTGGAATCTAGGAATTCTTTTGCGGCCAATTTGTAGTCGGCCACTTCCATAGCAGCCAATGCGCGCTTGAAACCACGAAGTCTAGTGGCACCAAGGTTAAAGCTAATGTCAATCATAGCATCTTTTCGTACATCATCAAGGCTATTAAACCAAGGATATTCAGTACTTAGCTCTTTGATTACACGCTCAATGTCGTTCTCTAGCAGGTAATCTACTTCGTCGTCAGATAGCCCAATACCGCCGTTGGGGTCTACATTTCGTCCTGCGCCTATAGTCCAAAAACCGGCACTACACCGGTATATATGGGATTGCACACCCTCATGGCGCTTAAGCATTTCAAGTAGTCTTTCGGTCATAGCTGCTTTAGCACCAGTAATATTTTGGATAACGTGTACAGGTTATTCAGCGCTTTTGGTTACGCCGTCTTCGGCGTTTTCCTCTTCTACAATCTCGTCAATGCTATCGCATACGTCAGGTACAACCACACCCGTAGTAAGGCTCAACGCACTGCGGCCTACCGCTCGGACACCTTTGTACATGCCAGAACAATAAACTTCTTTGTTTTCAATAACCTGCTCAACTGTAGTGCAGGAAGCCGTCAGTAAAGCAATGCTAAATATCAACGCCAGTCTTGCCATTTTTCTGGTCCTCTAAGAATTTATCGAGTCGGGCTTTGTACCCGTCCATAAAGTGGTCTGCAATTCGATCTTTCACGCCTCGGTCTTTCTTTCGGAGGTATTTAGATGGGTTGATGTAATCCACGCCACCGTTTGAAAAATATAACATATCCTGTGACTTACTAGGCCCGTAACACAAACGCGGCACCCGTGGCACTGAGTCACTGCCGTTAACCACCGAAATCTGATTGTCCAGAGTCATGGGCTTTTTAAAACCTTTAAAAAACGTATTGGGCTTGCCAAAAGTAATCAGGCTCAGATTGTCGTGTTTGCCGTTTAACTTGGCAGCAGACAGCTCTGCTAGCGCTCCACCCAGACTATGCCCACAAATTAGGGTGCGTTTATTATAGTCTATATGCTCTTCAATTTCGTCCCATACCGACGCGTGAGCAGCCACAAACCCGCCATGGCAAAGCCGACCAACGTACGGTACAGGCACAGGGAACAAGTTAAAAGCCCAGTCACCTACCTGCTGCGTGCCACGGAACACTATAATGTCTATGGTCTTGCGCTTAACTACGTAGGCTGTAGTAGAAGTCAAAGCAGACTCGATCTTAATCGCATCTTTGTTCTTGTCGTTGTATGCCTTCATTGACCACGAGCAGGCCATGTTAAGCAGTACGGGGTCTAGTTTCATACACCACCTGCGTGAGCAGCAAGAAAGCCTACAGCCGAAGCAAGCACAACCCAGAAAATCTTTTCTACAAAACCGTTACCTATCTTTTCAGTAAGCGATTTAACATCAGTCTCGATGCTGCCTTGGCGGTTGAATATCGTAGTAATTTTCTCATCCACGCGCGCTAGATTAAGTCTGGATTCCTCTAGCTTTTCTTCAATACGGTCTAACCGCTTAGGAGTAGTATCGGACACTGCGGCTTTCCTCTTTGCTGCTACAGGTTTTTTAGCTATTGCGCGTGGCATATCTTCACCTATCTAATTGGTCACCAGACGTACCATCCAGAATATTATACCCATAGTCGCCCCAGTCATTAGGAGGATCAGAGTACCGTCGATAATTAACCGTTTTTGCTTAGCCCGTGCTTCAGCAGCAGCGAGGCGTTGTGCGCGTATGGTGCGCCGTGTCTTCATCATCTCGCTATAAAAAGCTTCGCCCGGCCCGTACAACACGATGATTTCCCTAAGTTGAGTTTCCATCTGCTGCGTCTTGTGCTTTGCCATCTGTATTTCTAAGGCTTGAGCTTCTACCGATGAGCCTCGCAGGAACTTAGGGCCATACTGGTTTTCTTTCTCTATCTCTAGGATTTTTTCCTTAGAATCAAAGAACTTACCTATGTACTGGGCGGTATCTTCTATCTCACGTCCGGCATTTACTGCCTTGGCAACGAGGTTGTACGCTCTTGTCGCTCCTGCTATACAGGCACTTATCGTTACGGGGTCCATCAGTACGGCCTCACTGCTTCGGGGTCTGCCCTTCGTGGTAAACAATAAGCTGCAAGGGCCACGCCTCTCGGCTCGTAATTAAGTGTCCGTTCTACCTTCCCCCTGACAATAGCTGTAGCAAAGTAATTGCACCTATTGATGTCATAGAACCACATGTCCGCAGACTGTATCTGGCCGTTGACCAGAACATATAACAAAAATAGATGCGTCACTTGTCATACTCTTAGGCCGCGTTTTCTTCCAGACGTGGATCGACCCAATCAGGGCAAAGTTCCCAAGCGCCGTTGACGTAGTTGTACTTACAACCGTACCAATCGTCTGGCTCAGTCACGCCTTCAATAAGAGTAGCGTTGTCAGAGTTCAGGTCGCCAATGATAAAGTCCAAGTCAGCAGGGTCACCCACTTCAATATGGTCTGCTGTCATGTTGACTTGCTTGTCGTCGGCAAAAAGGTACTTAGAGCAGTTAGTGTTGTTTTCAATAATAGTTTTCATAATTATCCTTCCAATAGGATTGAGGTTGATGATAAAGCCCGTCCTGCGGGGACGGAAGATACTGTTGTAGATAATGAGCCGTCCGATTGGACGTAGTAGTCTGAAGCTACGGCTAAAGTATTAGTAAGATTAGTAACAATACTAGTTCCAGACCCTGTAGCAGCAGTGTCTACATAGGACACCACCGTTTTATTTGCGTTGGAGTCAAAAACAATTTGCGGGACATTAACCGTTACAGTGGCAAAAACTTCCGCATCACTAAATGTAGCAGTCGTGCCGGATATAGTTGCAGCTATTATAGTCCCGTATGTTAAATTGCTTTGGTCTCTATAAACAATAAAAACTTGGTTTAAGTTTGAGTCAAAAGTAGTTACGAATTGGTTAGAGTTTCCTGCATCAAAAGTCACTGGAGTGCCAAAACTTATACTAGTCCCGCTTACCGTTCCTACAGCTACTTTACCTGCGGTTGAATTATTGTAAGTAAATAGCACTTTATTAGAGTTAGAGTCGAAAGTCGCGGCTATCCAGCTCGTGGTGCCGCTTTGGAATACTGCGGAAGAGCCAAAAGATATACTAGTACCCGAAACAGTTCCTATAAGTGCAGTGCCTGCATTGCCGTTACTACCATCTCTGTAACCAAGAACAACTTTACCCTCATTGGAGTCAAAAGTTAAAGCGAGATAATAAGTTGTAGCTGAATTAAAAACTATTGGACTCCCAAAAGATATGCTCGTCCCTGATACAGTACCAACTACAATAGTCCCATAGTTTGAATTAAGGTCATCTTGGTAAGCTATAATTACTTTGTTATTGCTCGAATCAAATGTTGCAACCGTATATGCATTTCTCCCCGGCTCAAACTGCGCAGCAGAACCAAAAGAAATACTTGTACCACTAACGGTACCTACAACCGCTTCTCCGGGATTTGCACCAGATCGATACGCTACCACTACTTTATTAGCCGAGCTATCAAACGTTGAGGCAAACCATAAAGCATTAGTTGACGCGGCGACAACCGGAGTACCAAAACTAATATCCGAACCGCTTACCGTACCTACGATAGCTGTTGCATAGCCTGAGTTTCCACTATCCGAATACGAAATTACAACTTTGTTAGAGTTTGAATCGTAGGTAGACGTAAGCCCATCTGTATAAAGTTGATTATCAAAAACAACGCCAGTACCAAAAGAATAGTAGTACGGAAGCGTAACCCCACTTGCTACCCCACCCTGCACAATCACTGCGCCTGTAGCTGTGTCTGCTATGGCTTGGTCTGTTATACCTATGAAGTCGCCTGAGTTGGTTAAGTCTAATTGGAAAGCAACCGCTCTTCCTGCGGGCGCAACCGATTCTCTATAAGTAACAATAGTTTGTTTTTCTACAGAGTTATAAGTACAGTAATTATAGTAAGAAGTAATACCTGTTTCTATCGTATACGCGCTTCCGAAGGAAAGAACTGTACCAGAAGCTGTAGCTACTTTTACCTCACAATCATAGGATGAACCTGAATTAGAATAACTTATTATTAACTTACTTCCGTTAATATCATAAGAAATTCCACTAGAGTTTTGAGTTGTCGCAGAACTACTGTATATGTATCTAGTGCCGTAATAGGGTATTTCTCCAATTAAATATATAGCCGTTGCAGTTCCATAATTACTATTTCCATTATCTGCGTAAACCATTACAACCTGTTCGTTTACTGGATCATAAGTAGCTCTTATACCTAGAGGAGATTCAGCGAAAGCGGCATCGTCACCATAAGAAATACTTGTTCCACTTATTTGAAAAGTTTTAGTTCTTATTTCAGCAGAGCCTTCCTTCATACAACTTAAAAAATAACCATCTGCTTCGTGGTATACTGTTTGTGTATAACGGTTATCGCTGGTGCCTGCTGAAAATTCAGACCCTAATGTTATAGAAGTTCCACTGACTGTACCTGCTCTAATACCACAACCTTTAGTAGTCAGTCGCGGGTATACCATTGCTACTTTTTCGTTAACGGTATCATAGCCTATTGAAAGTTCTGCTGTAGCTTCTGATTTAAGAACAACTTCAGAGCCAAAACTTATGCTTGTACCTGAGACAGAACCTACTATAACTGTTGGGTAATCACTATTACCGTTATCTGCAAAAACAATAACAATATTACCGCTTGCGGCATCATAAACAGCATCTGAATAATAGGTTGTACCAGCGTTAAAAGTAACGGGTGTGCCAAACGATATAGATTGCCCACTAACTGTGGCAACAACGGCTTTACCTGCGGTACTAGCGGCGTCGTTATAGATAATTACTACTTTATTATTAACCGGATCATAAACACTCACCATAAAAGTCGGGTTAGCACTAAGATTAGCGATAGTGCCTTCCCCTTCAGGACTTGATGCAACAGCACTAACCGTCCCATCACTTTTAAGAGCAACAGTAACCCCAGACCCTAACGTGCCACTAGCCACGAACTCTGCTGATTTTGCCCCTGCTCCGGCAGGTAGTAATTCACTCAAATTGCTCATGATGTGTAATCCAAGTTAATGCTAGTGGAGGACAGGGCTTTGCCTGCTAGTACGTCTGAGGATGTCGTGGACAAGCTGCCGTCTGCTTGGACGTAGTATGTCGAGTTAGGCGTTAGTCCTGTGACGTTGGTAGATATACCGCCTTTGATTGTCACCGAGCCAGATGCAGTGTCAGAGATGGCAGCGTCTGATACGCCTATGAAGTCTGTGTTGTTTGTGGAAGCGGATTTAAAAACTACAGCTTCCCCATAATCCAAATTTTCGTCATCTTCATAAGCAATCACAGTTACATTAGAATTGGAATCAAAAGCACAGGAAAGCCAATATGATCTGGTATTAAAATTAACTGGACTATCAAAAGATATACTTGTACCGCTAACAGTCGCAGTTGATACCTCACCCCCCGGAATATTCGAGTTCCATGCTATTACTACTTTGTTGTTAGCAGAATCGAATGTAAGTGCTGTGTAATTTATAAGGACGCTTTCAAAAACTACTGGTGTTCCAAAACTAATAGACGTACCAGATACTGTTCCTACAACAGCTGTGCCATAGCCTGAATTTCCTACGTCTTTATAAGCTGCAACAATTTTATTAGCGTTTGAGTCAAAAGTAGCCGAATTATAAGCACTGTCCGCTGAGTTAAAAACAGTCAAAGCTCCAAAAGATATAGAAGTACCGCTAACTGTTCCAACAACGCCAGTTCCGTAGTTAGAGTTAGCATTATTTCTGAAAATAATTACAACTTTTCCTGCATTTGAGTCAAACGCAACCGCTGTGTCCGAAGCATCAGTAGTAAAAGTAGACGGACTACCAAAAGATATACTTGTGCCGGACACTGTTCCTACTATTGCTGTGCCTGCGTCAGCATTGCCAACATCTCTATAAACTATGACTACTTTTCCGTTAATTGGATCAAAAGTAATCGCATTATAGGTTACACTAGCAGCCTCATAAATTGCTGCCGCACCAAAAGAATACGTTGTACCTGATATTGTAAAAACTTTAGCCGTACCATATCCAAAGTTTGTAACGTCTCTGTAGGCAACAACGACTTTGTTATTGGTTGAATCAAATGTTGCCGTAACAGAACTAGTATTAGTGCTACTAAAAACTTTCGGAGTACCAAATGAAATTGAAGTACCGCTAACTGTTCCAACAACAGCAGTTCCGTAGAATGAGTTTCCGTTATCTCTGTAAGCAATGAGTACTTTGTTTGTGTTAGAGTCAAAAACAGTTGAAGTATTAGTTGAGTCAGCATTTTCAAATACTACTGGAGTTCCAACAGACTGAGCTGTTTCCTCAACAACACTAACCGTCCCATCGCTATTAAGACCAACAGTAACCCCGTTACCTATAGTCCCAGACGCTACGAAGCTAACTTGCTTGCCACCCGCACCCGCAGGTAATAAATCTGTCAGATTACTCATG